CATGAACCGGCGGTCCTGTCCGGCCCGGTACGCGGGTCCGTTGCCGTTCAGGTCCAGCACCGCCTGGTCAACGATGCTCATGCCGGCCAAGAGGCCGCAGGACTCGTCGAACTGGTCAGTGACGGCCTTGCTGTTGGCAACGCCCTCGTTCACCCGGCGCCACCCGATGCTCGGCAGGCCGGTGGTGGCGGTGACGCGGTGCCCCGTCGCCTGGTTGCCTTCGATGAACGGCGCGTCCTGCAACAGGGAGTTGAACTTCGTGAGTTGCTCGATGACCGCGGCTTCCGCCCCGCTCGGGTCCAACGTCTTCATCACGTTGTCGAGCGTGGGGTAGCCCAGGTCAGCACTTGCTGGGGTCGGCATGGTGTGAGGCTCCTATTTCTTCGCGTACATCTTCGGGTACATGGCTTTGAGCTTCGCCTCTTCCTTCTCCTTCGGCGTGAGCTCCCCTGCTCGCGACCCAGCCGCCGCGGTCCCCCGGAAGGTGTCTTCCGAGATGGCCTTGCCGACCTTTGCCAGGAGGCGCACCACTTCGGGGTGATTCCCTAGGTGCGTTTCGTTCAAGAACGTCTTCAGCGAGTCGGTCCCGAATTGCACCATGGCCTTCTGCGCCAGCGTCATGGTTTCCTTCAGGTGCTCGCCGCCGATTTCCTTGTCCGTCCTCGCCGCCTCGAGCCAAGAGGCCCGGACGTCGTTGACTTCCTTCTCCTGCGTCTCCACGTCCTTGACGAAGGTGTCGACAAGCTTCTGGGCAGCCTCGCCCGCAACCTTGTGCTCCTTCGCCCACGACTTGAAGCCGTCGAGAAGCGTCGCGTTCAGTTCCCGGCCCTCCGGCAGCTTGAGCACCAGGTCGCCGTCGGAGCCTTTCGGCTCGGCGCCTGTCGCAAGCGTGGTGGGTTCGGGTGCTCCCCCTGGGGCCGCTGGAGGCGCCTTCGGGTCGACGGGCGGAGTCGCGCCCGGTTTGGCTGGGGCCGGCGCCGGAGGTGTGGCCGGGGCTGGCGGTACCGCGGGCGGTGCCTTTGGGTCCCCCGTGGGGGCTGGCGTCGCTTCAGGCATTGGGTTGCTCCTCTTCGGGTTCAGCCTCGGCCTTGACCTTGGCTGTGGTGTTCAGAAGCTCGCGCTGCTTCACGCGAAGGCGGTACTCCTTGCGCAGCGCATCGAACTGCTCCGGGTGGTGGTCCTCCAGGTGCTCCACCAGCGCCTGGCCGATGGACTGGAGGCCCAGCACGTAGGTGGCGTGGGCGTTGCTCGGGTCGAAGCGGTGCTCCCCGAAGCGGCAGCGGTCGTAGATGAGCCACGACAGGACGAACCGCCCCTGCTGCGTGGACGCCACCTCGCGGATGTTGTTGACGAGGAGCTTGGCCTCGTCCTTCTCGCGGGTCCGCAACTCGGCCTGCGCCTTCTCGTTGGAGAGGAAGCCCTCTTTAGGCATGGCCCTTGACCTCCAGCGCGCCCGCGTGCGCCTTCTTGGTGTGCTCCACCAAGTCGTACGAGGTCCGCGCCCGCCAGTCGCAGTAGCCGCAGCGCCAGGTCTTCTTGCGGATTTTCACGCCTGGTCCGAACTCAAGCTCGTCGATGTCGGCCGCGAGGCTCATGCGTTCCCCCCGCCAGCGGCCGCGGCGGGACCCCCGAGGGACTGAAGAATCCGCGTGAGCCCGTTGTCGCCGGCCATGTCGGCGCCCGAGGCGTCCTTCATCGCCTTGGCTCCGGTGGCCATCGCCTGGCCCTGTGCGGCCGCCTGCTGTTGCTGCGCCCGCTGCTGCCGGAGCGCCTGGAGCTGCTCCGCCGTCACCAGCATCCCGGTCTTGACGCCCGAGAGGTCGGCCGCCTCGCGCACCATCGCGTCCACGTCGAGGTTGTCCGCCGCGTCGGGGCGAACCTGCGCCAGCGTTGTGGTGAAGCTCGTCAACGTCTGGAGGTTCGTCAGCCCCAACATCTTCTGCGCCTGGGCCATGATGCTGATGAAGTCCACCCGCATCCCTTGCCCGAGAATCTCCTGCGGCGGCGGCGGCAACTCCCCGCGTCGGAGCAGCTCGTTGAAGTTCCGCTCGATGATGGGGGAGAGCCCCTCGCCGTGGATTTTCTCGACCACCGGCCCGAGCTGGAGGAGCTTCTCCTCCTTCTGCTCGGTGATTTCCGTCGCGGTGCGCTCGGGGTCCTGGTCGCCTTGGCGGAGGATGGCGAGCCAGAGGTCCGCGTAGTACGTCTCGTCAATCCGCTTGACGTGGCGGTCGATGCTGTTGTCCACCGCCTCAATGGCGGCGGGGTTCATCGTGATGGCCGGCTCGAACTTCTGTCCGCCCTGCACCACGTCCACGTACGTCACGTCACCTGGGAGCATCGACGCCCGCGCGGCTCGGAGCGACGTCGGCCCCACCATCGGGGGGTTCGCAATCTTGTCCACCACCTGCGCCTTGCGCCGCTCGAGCAGCTGGAGCGCCCGGGTGTCCCCGAGGCCGAGCATGCCGGGGCAGTTGGTGCCGTAGACGTCGTCGGCAAGCCTGTCCCACCGCGGGGCGATGGCCGGGAACTCGTGGAAGCCTCCCTCCGAAAGCAAGCCCAGCTGCTCCCCGGAGTAGCCGCTCGTTTCGGCGTTGGGCCCCGTGTAGCCGGCGAGTCCGGTCTCGAACCACGCGGACCTCCACGGCATCCCGCGGTAGTCCCGCGCCTCGGCCACCTTGCCGACGTTCGGCTCGACGGCGTGGCAGATGAAAACCCAGTAGTCGTAGTTGCCGCGGGCGTAGGCGTTCTTGACGTAGAGCGAGCAACGGGAGAGCCCGAACTTCTCCACAACTTGCCCCACCGTCATGTTGAACTCGCGGTACAGCGTGTCGATTTTCAGCCGCGAGGACTGCGCCAGCATGTACTGCCCCACCGGCACCCCGTAGTACCGGATGACGTCGTCCTGGTCCGCCTCGAGCAGCTGGGGCGCGGTTCCGAGCAGCGCCAGCGAGGCGTACATCTGCGGCAGGACGTCGTAGAGGTTCGAGTTGGTGAAGACCGAGTACAGCCGCCGCGTGACGTGCTCGAGCCAGTCCTTCACCGGGTCGAACTCGTTCAGGTCCGGGTCGTGGGTGGCGAGCTTGAACCACGGTCGCGCTGGCGACGTCATGCCAGACATCATCCCGGAGACGAGCGTGCGCAGGGCGATGCTCGCGGCCGGGTTGATGATGGCCCAGGTGCGTTTGGTGCCGCGGTTCCTGTCGGTGGGGATGAAACGGCCAATCCACGGCGAGACGTGCTCCGACAAGTCTCTCCAATGGGTCCACCACGTCGAGCGCTCGTTCCGCAGCACCGACAGCCTGCGGATGTAGTGCTCCCGGAGACTCTTGCCGTCCCCTGGCTGCGCGTCGATAGTGGACCCTCCCTCGTACATTCGCGCCTTATTCGGTGACGAGCTTGACGACGATGCCGACGCCGGCATCGAGCGTGCCGGACTGCTGGAGGTTCTCGCCAGTCCAGGTGTACCGCTCGCCCTTCACGCCGGAGAGCGGCAGCGGCCCGACGTTGTAGTAGAGCCGGTTGACGTTCAGGGCGATGTTCTTCCCGCCTTGGCCGCCGTCAACCTCGATGTCGAACGCTGGGCACCGCGCGATCACCGACGGGGTGCAGGTGCCGTCGCTGTTGATGGCCGCATTCGGGTCGCAGACGAAATGCTGGCAGCGCAGCCAAGAGATGTCCGAGGCGTTCAGGAACGTGTTGGTGCCGGTGCCCGCGATAGACAGGTCGGCGTAGTTCTTGGCAACGCCGCCGAAACCGGATGTCAGCACCGGGCAACCGTCCCCGGCGGCGGGCGCGTACGTCATGCCGTTGGTGCCGTTGCCGATTTGCACCTGCTCGAACACGCAGACGCTGCCGGCGAGAGCAACCGAGGCGGCCAACAACCAGGCGACGAAAGCAAAGTGTTTCACGGTTCGTCCTTTCACGACCCGAGCAGGGTCTTCAGCGGTGTTCCGGCGTCAAGGTTGGCGCCGGTTGAGAGTGTCGAGGCAACGCCCTGGCCGAGCAGGCCCTGGACGACGGCGCGCTTCTTTGCGCGGGCGGCAGCCTGGGTGACGTCGAGGACGCCGGGGGTTTTCGCGAGGCCGGCGGACTTCAGTGTTGAGCCGCCGAACGGGTTGCCGATCGCCATCAGCGCGTCGCGCTTGGCGGGGTCGCCGCCGCTCTGGCGCTGGTAGTTCGCGAACGAGGCAACTCCTGGGTCGTTGATTCCGCCCTTGATGTTCATCCCCATTACGCGCTCACCCGCCCCCACGGGTCGTACTCGCTGACGTACCCGCCGCCAGTCTCAGGGCGGTCACGCACCAGCCCGGCCCGCTCCAGCGGGTCGTACTCCGACACCACGCGCGCAGCCTGGCTCGACAGCCGCTCGCCCCGCGGCACCACCGGCATGGCGAAGGTGTAGGACAGCGCGTCGGCGCGGTTCGGCGAGGACAGCCCCCGGCGCTTCATCTCCTCCTTCGTCTCGAGCTTCAGCTCGTTCTTGCCGTTGAACCCCATCTCGGGACCAATCAGCTCCGCGCGCAGCTTCGGGTCGTTAGGGAGACAACCCTCCTTCTTGACCCACTGCGCCATCTGCCACCACACCTCGGCGCGCCGGTTGAAGCAGCGCGGGTCCGGCCGTAGCGGCCGCTGTGCCGAGTCGACAGCGAAGCAGGGGTAGCCGAGCTGAATCAGTCGGTCCGCCACCCCCGCGCCGACTCCGCACGCATCCACGAAAATGGCATCGGCCTTGAAGTCGTCGGCCTCGAGCGCCACCTGTCCGGCCAGGGTCATGGTGTCGATGCCAGAGAGCACCCGGGGGGGCCACACTGCGCGACCTTGGCGGCGCAGAATCACGTTCTCGTCGTCGCCGAAGCGGGCCACGTCCACCCCGATGACCTTCGGCTCCGACATGAACTCGGATGGCTTGATGGTCCGGCGCACGGCGTCGTCCACGTCGCCGGGGCCGAGGAGCTTGGAGCTGGAGCGCGGCGGGAACTTCCCGAAGACGTTCACCAGCACAATCGGGTGGTCGCGGCCGTACTTCTCAATCTGCTCCCGCGCCCACTCGATGGTCACCCTGGGCGCGCGGGTCGGGCTGTCGGGGTCGCCGTTGACCTCGAATATCCGCCAGAGGTTTCGCTCGCGGGTCACCGCGTCACCCAGCGCCGAGTCGATGTCCGTGGTGTTGCCGGCCAGCAGCAGGTGCGTGTCCCCGCCGTTCGCCAGCACCGCGTCGGCCGCGGCTACCACCGCGCGGGGCATGCCGCCGGCCTCGTCCGCTACCGCGAGGACGTGCTCGCCGTGGGTGCCGGCGAGGGTGTTGGACTGCTGTGTAGCGTCGGCGGACTTGCTCCACTGCCGCGCGGACGCCCACCACTCCTCTGGCGAGTCGTTGGCGAAGACGCGCGAGGCCGTCCAGGTGAACTGCGACGTCAGAACGGGGCTCTCCTTCTGCCACTTCTTCAGCTCCGCCCAGAGGTTGTCGCGCAGGTTCTCGCCGGTGATGGACACGCACGGGACTTTGGGGAACGGCCGCGTCATCAGGAACAGCCAGATGAGCCACGCCAGCACCGTCGTCTTGCCGGGGCCCTTGCTCGCGCACAGCGCCACCCGCGGATTCGAGTTGAACGCGGACAGCACCTCGTCCTGCCAAGCGTCGGGCTCGGCCTTGAGGCACTTGCGCACGAAGACGTTAGGCTCGGCGCGCCAGAGGCGCAGCGTTGAGACGCTTGCATTCACGCCTTGACCACCTTCGCCTCGGCTTCGGCCTCAAGCTTGGCCAGGCGCAGCGCGAACGCCGGGTCGTTGTGCGCCCGCCACGCCGCCTCGCGCATGCAGACGGCTTGGACGAGCAGCCGCGTTGCGTTGTCGCCGTGGTTGTTCTCGCGGCACCACGTCAGCTCGTGCGAAATCAGGTACCGCAGGTGGACCGGGACGTTCTTGAAGTGCTCGGCGCAGAACTGGTGCGGCGGGTCAATCTCGACGCCGCAGTCCACGGCGATGCAGTGGTTCATCCGCCTGAGCGGCTGGCCCGCCGGGTCAACGAGCTTGCCGCTGCCGTTGGCCGACTTGATGATGGGGTCGGTCAAGCCGTAGCCTCCCATGCGTCGAGCATCTCGGTGATCGTCACGCTCGGGGCAACGCGGTGACCGTACTTGCCGGTGCTGGCATTGGCCCACACCCGGATGCACGCGAGGTACGCGATGCGCCGCGGCAGCAGCGTAAACGCCACCCACCAAGCCAGCCTATCGCTCCAGCGCTCGGTCACTTCGGCTTGTAACTGCCCGTGAATCCGCCCGGGCTCGTCTGTGGCCGCGGTGTCGGCCGGCTCTTCCCCTGGTTGTACCGCTCGCCACCACCGGCCGCGGGAGCGCCATCGGTCGGCTGCTCGGCGTCGTCAGCGTCACCGTCGTGGTCCGCGTACGTCCCGATGCCGTGGCCCAGGTGGCTGGTGCCGCCGTGCGTCCGGCCCACCTTGCGCACCGGGGTGGGCTCGTAGCAACCGGCGCCCTCGTACTCGTCTTCGTAGTCCGGCATGGCTTACGGTCCTTTCTTGGGCAACGGTTTGACGCCTGGCCCCGGCGGGATGATGCCCGGGTCGACCTTGGTGCTGCTCTCGCGACCAGAGTGCTCCACGCGCGTCGGCGAGTAGTTGCCGGCGCCGCCGAAGCCTGCGTGGGTGTTGCCCTTGGGGTGGTTCATTCGTCCTTCTCCTCTTCCATCGACGCCAGGACCATCTTCTCGAGCGTGAGGTTGACGTCGTGGACGTGCTTCTCGACGAATGCGGCCTGCGACTTGCCGAGGAGGTCGGAAGCCTTCAGGCGAACGTTGTCGTCCTTGGAATCGTTGCGCGTGTAGCCCGTCCAAAACTCCTGTAATTCCGCAACGTCAGCGATGTTCGCGCGAGCAGCCTTAGCGTTCGCCTTAGCGATTTCGGCCCTGACGTTAGGGTTCCGTAACAAACGCGACGCTGTGACGGCGGCCGAGCTCGGAGAGTTGGGGGAATACCCGGCCCTAAGCGCTGCCTGTGTCGCGTTGAAGTCCTTCAGGTATTCCCGCGCAAACGCCAGTTGCTTTGAGCCGATGTCTTCCTTGCCCACGCTGCCGATTCTTCTTGCGCTTGGGGAGTTTTTCCAACCGCGACGAAATCCAGGCGAGGCAGTGCTTCCGAATGCGGTCCTTCACGCGCACGAAGTCCTCGTCAGACTCGGCCAGCGCGTAGTCGGCAACGGCGCGCCAGAACTGTTGCGCGGGCCCCAGGCCGTAGTCGTGCAGCGGCCGGAGTTGCTGTCCGCGCTTGGCCTGCCAGCGGTGGCCTTCGCACAGGTCGCGGCTGCGCTCGGCCTCGCGTTCGCAGTCGGGGCCGCGGCAGGTCAAAGGTCCGTCCATGGCGCGACGGACGCCTGCCACACCAGGACGCCGGCCTGTAGGTCTGGCTTGAGTTGACACTCGACGGGGCCGCAACCAGTCCAGACAGTAATGGCAGACGCAGGATCGTCGGCCGTCCATGGACCGCCGCCGGCCAGCATTTCGTCATGGAGGCGACGAAACACATCCGGCCCCATGAGCACAACAAATGGACCACGGTAGCCCGTGTTGCGCGCGTGCTCCGTCTGCGTCTGTAGTTTCTCGACGATCGTCACTTGGCCACCTCCGCCGGGAAGTGCTTGGCCCAATGCTCCTCGAACTCCCGAATAAGACACTCCAGGAAGTGTTTGTGTTGGTTCTCCAGGAACGTCGCGGGCACGCGGTTGAGGCTCAGCAGCAACTCGTCGATCTTCGACTCGCCCCACAGCGTCTCGTGGCAGACCGAACACGTCAGCTCGTACTTCCGGCACCGCATGTCGAAGCTCGTCTGCTTGAACGTTGGGGGCGGAGGTTTGTCGGTGTCGAATTTCACCGCCACGGGAACATCCGGTACTCCGCGAACACGTCCCGGCACTTCTCGACGTGCTGGTCGAAGGCGTCGATGCCTGCCCGAACGTCAGCCATGACCTTGCGCACCGCGGCCTCGTTGAGCGGCTTGGGCTTCTTCTTGCGCTTCCGTTTGGCGCTCATGCAATCCTCTGCCACCGAATCGACGCGTCGCCCACCGAAATTGATGGCCCAAACCCCAGCGTCAACGGCTCGCGCCGTAACGTCCAAACCTTGCGTTTGCCGCGTTTGCCCTTCTTGGACCACGACCAGACCTCGAACGCGCAACCAGCGGCCAGCCAAGCACCAAGGCGGGGCTCCTTTCGGGCCTTCTCGGACCTCTTTGCGTGGTCGCCGCCCGAGCAAGCCTGAATCCCCACGAGCTGAGAACCAGCGCAGGCAACGATATCGATGCAACCGAAGAGGTCAACTCGGCGCCGCGCCCACGGGTTCCATCGCTCGACCACCTGGGCGATCCATCCAAGTCGATCGCACTCGGCCAGCGTTCGCTGCGTGGGCGAGCTCACCGCCGCCCTCCCTTCGCGCGCAATTGTAGCCGAATCCGCTCCGCTTGCGATTTTGGCGCCGCCTGCTTCGCGGCCCACTTGTCCATTGCCGCCTTGATGCGTGCGCGCGCCCACGCCCGGGCCTCGTCGCCGGACTTCGCGCCGCCCATGACGTCGCTAGGCTTCTTCCACTCGTCCATTCCTCGGCCTTCCAGGCAGCGCGTACTGGCCGCGTTTGAGTTGCAGCACCTTCCCCTGCGAAACAAGCTCGTCCACGTCCTCGAGCACGCGGTGTCGGCGACCGCGCACAGCCTCGGTGAGCTCGCTCTTGCTCACCGGACTCTTGCGCTTGGCCAGCGCCGCGATGATCCGCCCAGAATAGTCGCTCCTGTCCTCGATTTCCGACACCGAGACGTTGCCGCTGCCCAGGTCGATACGGAAGTGCTGGGGCTTCGCGCGCTCAAAGCTTCGTTGTTTGGACACCTCCACCGTGAACTGGATGGATTCCCCGTCCGCAGGCATCTCGCCAAGGTTGAGCTGCGTGTCGCACCAGCCCGAGAACACAGTGCTGCCGCGGCTGCTGTAGATTTTCGACCCGTTACCGGCCTCGCCGTTCTTGCTGGTGTGGTGCAGCACCAGGAACAGGGCGTTCGCGTTGGCGCGGCGGATGACGTTGATGCGGTGGGTCACCATTTTCGCCGTCTCGGTGTCCTCGTCCCCCAGGAAGAAGGCCGCCAGAGGGTCGAACGGGAACACCGGCGCCGGGCACCCAGTGGCGAACTTGACCATCCGTTCGATGTACCTGTCATCCGTCAACAGGCACCCGCTTTGGTGGGCTACGTGGAGTTGAGCCAGGGCGTCCTTCGCCAGCCCCATCGCCCGCGCCCGCTTCACGAAGTCCTTCCTCGAGCCCTCATCCTCGGCGAAGAAGACGTCCCGCTTCGCCCCCAGCGCCGCCTTGATGGCCGCCAGCGTCAGCCACGTCTTGCCGGCATTCGGCGCGGAAACCATCAAGACGACGCCTGACGATGGGATGAAGTTCTGAATCAACCAGCTCGGCTCGGGGTCCGACTCTGCCTGGGCTTCAAATTCAGCCCACGGCACGTAAGGCCAACTCTCGTTCCGTTCCCATGGTTCCGCCCCTTCCACGGAACTTAACGTTTGGTTCCGTTCCCGGGGTCCCTTTAGGGACCCGGGAACCAAACGTTCCGGGGGGGTCTGGGGGGGGCTTTGGTTCCCGATGGTTCCCGCGTTTTCGGAACCAAGCTCAGGCGTCGACTTGTGGGGTTCAGACCACACTTCGTCGACCACCCGCTCGAGTGCGGCCGCTGTTCCCCCGGCCCGAATCCAGTCGGTGACATCCTTGCCGGCGCCCGCCAACAGCAACTCCCGCGCATCGACGCCCACGGCCCTCAGCGCCCCGCCAATGCGGCTGCCGTGGGCTAACCCCTCCTTGTCCTTGTCCGGCAGCACCACGACCCGCGCAGCGCCCCTTAACACCGCCGTATGCTCAGGCCGCCACTTCCCGCTTCCGGCGCCCAGCGGGTTACATGTGGCCACGAAACCCAGCGCGCGGAGGCTATCGACGTCCTTCTCCCCCTCGACCACATAGACCGTCTGGCCACCGGCGACAGCGCGCAGCACCTCCGGCAGCCGGTAGAGCGGCCGCGGCAGCCCCTGGACGTTGGGAATCCAGCCCCCGCGACCGTCGGGGCGGCGTTGTCTGAAGTCCTTGGGGTGGAAGCGTAGCACCTGGAATAGCAGCGCCCCCATCTCATCCACGTAGTCGTAGGTCGCCGTAATCCACCGCTGGGTTGGTGGCGCCGCCTTGGGCGGAAACAGGTCGGCCACCGCCATCCCGAGCGCCCGGGTCACGTCGTCGAGCTCGCACCCGGCGTGACACTTGAGCAGCGTTCGGCCGTCCGCCCCGACGGCGATGGAGAGGCTCTCGCTCTTGTCCTCGTGCGCCGGGCACAGCGCCTCCCACCCGTTGCCGCTCTTTCGTGGCGCCTTGCCTGAGGAGCTTTCGATGGCAGCAAGCACGCGCGAGATGGGGTCCATTGCGAAGATGGGGGCGCTCACGATGGGTCGATCCACCGAACGAGCGACAAGCCCTTGTGCTGCATCAGCTCGAGCACCGACGCTTCGTCGCACTCCTCGCACCAGAAGCCTATCTCGACGCTATCGCGGCGCCCCGACCACCGAGCATCCTCGGCGCCGAGTCTCAGGATCTTGGTGTCGTCGGCGTCCACGGTGACTTCGGTGCCGGCGCAGTCCTCGCCGGACCCACCGCCGTCGCGTTGGCGCACCGTTACGTAGCCGTGGTGCAGGTATGAGCCCGAACAGCGCGGGCACACCATCCTGCCACTGCCGTCGCCGAAGTCGCCTTCGTCGCTCAACCGAACAATCGCCACAACCCCTCCGCCGCGCCCGTGGGCGCCTAGGACCTGTGCCACACCAACAAGACACACCCGAACGGCGGAGCGCCGACGCCAATGCCGAGCGGATTCCCGGGAATGCCGAACCTGGATCGACCAGGCAGGAAGTAGGTTCGCAAGCCATGCTCGCTGCGCCCGTCGCGAAGCGGCTCGACGTGCTCCTGCCACCATCGCTGCTCGCACCGGCATGCAGGCAGCAGCATCGCAATCAGCTCGCAGCGCGGAAACTCGGCCCACGCTTTGCGCAACCACGGCTCGATATCCGAATACGGGGGATTGCACCAGACGCGCCCGGACCACGGCCGGGCCAGCCCGTTCTGCTCGGTCCCGAACCAGATCGGCGCGTGGCGACTTTCCTCGCAGGCCGCAACGTCCAGGTCGAAGGCGTCCACGCCGCAAACCCTCTTCGCCCACTCCAGCGTCTCGCGAGTCGTGAAGCGCTGGTCGTCGTCGATCCGTGGCACTATTGACGGCGGCAGCGGAATGAGTTCGTGTTGGGCCTCACGGGCCTCACGGGCCTCACGGGCCTCACGGGCCAAGGCTGCTCGTTTCTTGAACGCCTGAGACTGGCTCGCCATGACGCTAGGCCGCACCGCCGTGCCCGTACCTGTCCGGCGCGCACTGGTCGCAGACGAAGTAGAAGCCGCGGTTGTTGTGGCCCCCGGATGTGGAGCGCGCCTTCTCATGGCCGCACTCGAGCAGCGCGACGGTTACGGCCGCGTCACCGCTGACGAGGACTCGGCGCTGACTCACGGCCTTGCGCACCAGGCCGTCGAACCAGCGGGGGCGGTCGTCGCGGGTCACGCCGCATCCATCCGGCAGCTCGAGCAACCGCCGCACAGCCGCCGCCCGTAACACCCGCCGCAGCCGCAGAGGCCCTCGACGCGGTAGCGGCCGCACTCGCCCTGGCAGCGGACGATTCCAGCGCCATCACATTCGGGAGGCCACCAGCACGAGCAAGAAACTCCCCGGGCGCGCTGCAAGACGCTCCCGGGGTCGCCGGCCTCAAGGGGGGAACCAGGCTCCGGCGAAAATTTCTTAGGCGCTTGCACGCGGGGCGAGAAGTACACCGAAACGAAAAGAGGCGTCAAGGTCGAAGATTGGTGCTTGACAATTATGTGACGTCTATGAGATGGTCGTTTTCGTGAAAGCGGCCGTGGCAGGAAAGTGGATGTCGCGTTCTTGGCGGGTGAGAATTGCCGGGGAGGCGATGGTGGACGAGCGCACGGTCCGCTCGGCCTACGAAGGGGTCCGCATGCACAGCGCAACGTGGACCGTCATCATGCTGGCCGCGAAGAGACTCAAGCTGCCGTTGCCGCCGGAACAGAAGTCCTAACTCAACCAAGGAGGAGTGACATGGCAACAAAGGAAGCGCCGTACGTCGTGGTCCGCACCTATTCTGCCGGGGTCCACTGCGGCGAGTTGAGCGCCCGGCGCGGGAAGGAGGTAGACCTCGTGAATGCCAAGCGGATTTGGCGGTTGAACGGGGCCAATACGCTGAATGAAATAGCCAATCATGGGGTTGCTATGGGAGCAGCCAAGAAGCAGGAGCCGAAGGCGAGCGCTAGGCACACGCCGGGGCCGTGGGAGGCGTTCGGTGGGACCATCCGCTTCGCGGCCAGCGTTGGCGAGGAGGCCCACCCGATCGCGACGATGGCCGATGAGTTCTACTCGGACGAGGCCTACGCCAACGCCCGCCTCATCGCAGCGGCCCCGGAGCTTGCGGAGTGTTTGCATGCGCTCCTGCTCGGCTACTCCAAGTATCCAACGGACGAGGCGCGCTTGAAACTCGAAGAGCGTGCTCTTGCCGTTTTGAAGAAAGCGGGGGTGCTGCCATGAGAAACGACGCCGCCCGAGCAGCGTTCGCGAGAGAGAAGGCGAAGGCCATCGCCGCGCAGCTGGCCGAGAAGGACGTGACGCTGCTGGCGCATGCGAGGACGATGAAGGCCCTAGCGAAGCTGTACCGCGCCATCAATAGCGCCGAGGTCGGAGGTCTCGCGTGGACCGCGACGCTCGAGGAGGCAGAGAGCATCCTTCGCGCTGCCGGGGCCATCCCATGACGGCGCTGTCCGTCAGCATCGTCGGCACCCTCGTCGGCGTGCCGCTGCTGGTTCTGCTGTCGCTGATCGCCAACACGACGCAGCAGATTTACCTGTTGCTGCTGGAGCGGAGGGACGGGCCGTGAAGCGCGACGCCATCACAGGCCGCTGGTTGCGCGAGGACCCGAAGCAAAGACTCATGCGCCGCGTATCCAAGCAAACCAACGGCTGCTGGAATTGGACCGGTCGCACCAATATCGGCGGTTACGGTTGGATTCGCCTCAATGGCCAAGTAATCGCGCACCGCGCCGCATTTTCGCTGTTCGTCTCCGAAATTCCGCGCGGAAAGTATGTTCTCCACCATTGCGACAATCGCCGATGCGTGAACCCGGACCATCTTTTCCTCGGCGACGCCAAGAGCAACATGCTCGACGCGAAGGCGAAGGGAAGGACATGGAAGCCCAAGGGGTCGCTGCATCCGATGGCCAAACTCAATGAGGCATCAGTGCGAGCAATCAGGGCGCTCAGCGCAGACGGGAAGACGCAAAGCGAGATAGCCCGGCTCTTTGGTCTCGTTCCTTCAACAATCAGCGTGGTCGTATCGCGCAAACACTGGAGCCACGTTCGATGAGCCTGTGCCCTGAATGCCACGGGAGCGGAATGCTGGACGACGGCGACGTCGATCCGCAGGAGCGAGGGCGCCATATGGTTGAGTGCGAGTGCTGCCGCGGCCACGGTCACGTGTGCGCCGGCTGCGAAATGCCCCTGACCGACGGCGTGCTGTGCGGACCGTGCGCGAAGGACGAGGCGGAGGAGCGGAAGTACGACGAGGCGAAGGACGAAGGACGGTTGCCCTATGTCTACTGAGGACGGTGGGCCGGCGTTCCCATCGACGCTGGAGTGGTACGGCCAGCGAGGCGAAGTGCGCGAGCAGTTCTGCGTCGACAACCACCAAGACGGCATGACCCTGCGCGACTACTTCGCCGGCCGCGTGATCACCGGGTACGTCTGGAACCCCGAGGGCTGGGAAACAATGGCGAAACGCGCCTACGCCATCGCCGACGCCATGCTCGCCGAGAGGAAGAAATGAGAACGTCGGTCGGCAGGATCATCAGGGGGAAGGCGTGGGTGCTTCCGTGAGCGACGAGTGGACCAGGATTCCAAACGACTGGCGTCCTAAGTCCGCCCGCGCGGCCCCGTCGGTCATGCTGTCGCCAGGAAGTCTGAAGGACGGGCTGTACCCGACGATGACCCGCGCCGACTATGACGCGATCCTGGGCCGGATGAATTATAGCCGGCTCAAACTCCTGCGCGACTCGCCACGCACCTTCATAGAGAGCGAGCTAGACCCCGACCCGCCGGACAAGGACGCCTACCGCGTTGGCCGCGCCTTCCACGTCGCCACGTACGAGCCCGAGGTGTTCCGCTCGAACTGGTGCGTCTACGACGGCCGCCGCGCTGGCGAGGAGTGGGACCGATTCGAGGAGAACGCGACCGCCGAGGGCCGCGAAGTGCTGAACGTCAAGGAGCATGAGCTCGTCACGGCGATGGCCCGCGCCGTCCGCTCGAACGTGGACGCTGCGCCGTTCATCGGTGGCGGGAAAATCGAGGCGACCGTACTGTGGACGGCAACAACGAAGGTGGACGGCATTGCGCAGCAGGTGCCGTTTAAGTCGCGCATCGACCTGCTCAAGGCGGACGGCATCACCGACCTCAAGTCAACCGTCAGCGCGCGCCCAGACGACTTCGCGCGGCAGGCGTTCAAGCTCGGCTATTGGTTGCAGAGCTCGGCCTACCGCCAGGCGGTGCTGAAGGTGACGGGGAAGCTCCTGCCGTACACCATCGTGGCGGTGGAGAAGCGTAAGCCGTTCAACGTCTCGGTGTTCAGCCTGACGCAGGCGCAGCTCGACTTCGGCGACAACGAATTGAGCGCGCTGCTGGCAACGCTCTTGCGGTGCCGGGCGACGAACGAATGGCCCTCTTATCAGCAAGGGATCCACGAGCTGCCGACGCCGCGGTGGGCGTTCAATGAAGAGGAAGACCCGGCAGCGCTTGGCCTGGAGGGGCTATGAATTTCAGTGAGTTGTTCCCGAACCGCTTCCTGAAGTCTGACGATCTGAACGGCTTCGACGTCACCGTCACGGTGGAGCGCGTGTTCCTCGAGACGCTCGAGGCGGACAAGGGGCCGGAGCAGAAGGTGCTCATCCAGTTCAAGGGTAAGTCCAAGCAGCTGGTGGCGAACCGCACCAACTGCGAAGCCTTCCGGGCGCTGTGGGGCAACAAGGTGGACGATTGGCACGGGCGTCAGGTGACCATCTTCCCGACGCAGATTCCCGACCCGTTCTGGAAGGCGAAGGAACATCCGCAGGGGACTCCGCGGCCGATGATTCCGTGCATCCGCGTCCGCGGGGCGCCGGACCTCGCGGCGCCCATCCACCTGGCGATCAAGCGTGGCAAGAAGACAATCGTCGTCGACCTGTGCAATACTGCACCAAGGCAGGCTGGCGGCAACGGAACGCGGCCACCCGTTGCTAGCGGAACCGTGTCCGGGGCTCCCCGGGTTGCCGTTCAGCCTGTCGCTCCGGCCGCGCCTCCACCACCCGAACCGCCGCCCGACCTAGAGCACGAACCAGGCGCAGACTTCTAAACCAACGGAGGAGCACATGGAGGCAGAGAAGGTCAGGCGGATAATGGCCCTGGTTGAGAGGACGGAGCTTGAGGTCGCGCAGAAGATGAAGGCCCTGGGCGACCTCAACGCCGCTATCGATTCGATGCTGTTGGCTTACGGCGGCGACGAGGCCAAGGCGTTGCCGGCGCCACCGGCCGCCACACCCAAGCCCGCGCCCGCCGTGGAGCGAGCGAAGGCCGCGCGCAAGATGAAGGTCGTCGACGCTGAACCGCCGGAGCTGTGCGGCTTCAAGGGTCAGGTAGACGGCGTCGAGCGCACGTGCAGCTACGAGAAGGGGCACGACGGGTTCCATGGGTTCAAGGACTGACGGAAATGGCGGCGAGGCGATGAGTCACGTTCCAGACGTAAACGGCGAGTGCTCCGAATGTCACAAGGCGGAGCGCGCCGCTCTTTCGGCTGAAGTCGGGCGCCTGCGCGAGGAGGTGGCTAGAGATAAGTCAGCAATCTTCGCCGCTGTGCGGACCGAGAACGAAGCCTGCGCGCGCATCGCGGAGGACATGAACGTGGACGCCATCGGCTCGCACGAAGCCAGGACAACCATCGCCGCCGCAATCCGACAACGAGGAGGCGCCACAAAATGAGTCAGCTACTCGCGTACCACGGTGACCCGAAGGTTAAGGCGAAGTACCTCGCCCGCGTTCGCGCCCACCGCAAGGCGGATGAGTTGGTGCAGGGCGTTGGCTTCGAGCGGAACGGCGAGACACGCGGCTGTGCCGTGGGCTGCACGTTGGACGCCTACGACCACGCGCGCTATCCGGTCGAGCTTGGCATGCCCGAAATGCTGGCTCGACTTGAGGATGCGATTTTCGAGGGCCTGCCGAAGGCCAAGGCGCTGGAGTGGCCGACGCAATTCCTCTCGGCCGCGAAGCCTGGTGCCGACCTCTCGCTTGTCGGCTGGAAGTTCCTTGCGTGGCTACTGAGCGACGAGAAGGTCAATCCAGGCATCAACCATCCGTTGGTCCGCGACGCCGTGAAGCGCTGCGCCAACATGATGCACGACATGGGCGAAGGAAAGAAGGTGGCCGAGTCCGCCAGGTCCGCCGCCGAGTCCGCCGCCAGGTCCGCCGCCTGGTCCGCCGCCGAGTCCGCCGCCTGGTCCGCCGAGTCCGCCGCCTGGTCCGCCGCCAGGTCCGCCGCCGAGTCCGCCGCCTGGTCCGCCGAGTCCGCCGCCTGGTCCGCCGCCAGGTCCGCCGCCTGGTCCGCCGCCTGGTCCGCCGAGGCCGCCGCCGAGTCCGCCGCCAGGTCCGCCGCCAGGTCCGCCGAGTCCGCCGCCTACGTACTCATGTCTAAGAAGCTTCTGACTCTCATGCGCGCCGCCCCGGTGAGCAGATGACGTTTCTAACCAGCACCAACGGCCGGTACCGAGCCAAGATTCTGCGTGTTCTCGAAGGCATCGCGTACATCGAAATGTGGCCAGCTCGTGGTTGGTTACGGGAGCGGTTCGCGCTGCCGGCGAAGTTCCTTAAGTCGAAGGCGTGCGGATGGAAGCCGTGGACGAAAGAACAAGGCGCCCCGGTGAGCCGGGCGAGGGGGAGGAAGTAGATGCTGAAGTGGAAGTGTTCCGTGTGCCTCGGGATTGAGCTGACGACGGACAAGGTTGGCGGTGTCTCACATAAGCACCGCGCAGGCTGGTGGTCCCTGTACGTCGTCGATCCGGCGACCATGACGCGCCGCGCTCGCGGCGGGAAGGCGGGCAAGTGACCTACTACAGCGATGACGCGCGACACCTGGTCTGCGTCCCGTACACCGTCGAGGACTTGCACCTCATGGCGATTCAGCTCGGCATCAAAGCATGTTGGTTCCACGGCGGGCGGTGGCCGCACTACGACATCCCGAAACGGCGCATCGAGGAGATTCGCAGCCAGACGACGCGAGTCACTTCGAAGGAGTTGCTCGCGTTGTGTGGCGGTCCCGGCGGGAGGGCGGGGCGATGAGCGAGTTTGACTCCGGGTTCCGTTGCGTCCACGGCGTTACGACTTGCGACCCGTGCGTAGATGCATGGTCGAAAGAGCGACGCGACATCACCCGCCAACTGGCCGAGGCGCGGGCGGAGGTGGAGAAGGCGAAGGAATCCGAAGCCGAGTGCTACGCGAACTACAAGCGCGCCTCCGCCGAGTGCGCAGCCAGAGCTCAAGCCATCGAGAGCGTCCGCGCTACCTGGCGCAGAGAGTTTGCCGATCGCTACGATTCTACCTGGGTATCGGGAAGCTCGGCCGGACAAATGGACCGCGCAATTGCCAATGCCATGAGCGCCCCTTCGCTCGACTGCATCGGGAACAAATGCCTCGCCGCCCTTCGTGCGGCGCGGGAGGCAATCGAGTATTCGACGGATGGCGAGCCGGGATGGAACTCGAAGCGTGACGAGGCCCTGCGCCTCCTCGACCTGGCGGAAGGAAGGGAGCCGTGAGCGAAGACTCCGTTCCGATGTGCAAGCGCTGCGGTGGCGAAATGGTCTGGATCGAGTGCGAGGTCTGCGGCGGAGAAGGCATCGACGGTCACGACTGCGGCGAGGACTGTTGTTGCTGTATGGACCCGGAACCGAACCTTCGTTGCCACTACTGCATGGGGCGTGGTCGCTGGCTGATGTGCGCCAACTCCGAGGCGTGGTGCAAGACGCACCCGCTTACGGAGGCCCAACCATGACCCCCTGCGTTTGCGCGGATGGTGGGAGGTGAAAGTCGCCGTCCTCTTCTGCGACCCGAAGGGAACTTACTCCCAAGTTCCCGACGTGGAACTTTGGGACGAACGCCGGGACGCGCGGAAGTACGCTGGGCCGTGGCCGGTCGTGGCGCACCCGCCGTGTGCCCGCTGGTGTCGCTTGGCCGGACTGGTCGAGAAACGCTGGGGCCACAAGAAGGGTGACGACGGCGGATGCTTCGAATCCGCACTCCTGTCGCTGCGCCGTTGGGGCGGAGTTCTGGAGCACCCGGCTTATTCCGATGCTTTCGCGCACTTCGGGCTACCAATCCCGAAGGACAAAGGCGGCTGGCAACGCGGAATCTGCGGCGGCTGGTCTTGCCACGTCGAGCAATGGCACTACGGACACAAGGCGAAGAAGGCGACGTGGCTCTATGCCTACGGGGTCAGCGAGCTACCGTCGCTACGGTGGGGCGCGACGCCGGACAACGAAACGGTTGCGCATGTCGGCCCAGCCCACGACGGAAACTGCCGATGCACCGACTGCCTCAAGGCGCAGCGAACTCGTCCAGCGCTCGTCGAGCGCTGGAGCAAGCGCAAACCGAAGGCTCTCATTTCCTGGTGCAGCAACCACGTCGCATCTGGCGAAGTCCGAGAGCGGCTCGGGAAGAAGGCTGCTAGCGCAACCCCCCCGCCTTCCGTGACGTTCTCTTGGCGATGGCGAGGAGCGTGAACCTCTCCAGCGGCACGGCGTGCGGGGTGGCTAAGGCCCCTTGACCTTCACTCCGTGCGCCTCGAGCCAGCACTGCGCCTTAATTCTGGCCTCAGGCTGAACGCTCCCGCCGCCGCCCCCGGCACCAACGCCGACCACCGGGGGCGCCGCAATGGCCTCCAGCGCGCACACCGCCTCGTCGGAGCTCGCCAGGTCGCTCACCGCCTGCGCCCAGTTCTGACCCAGCAGGGCGGGCAACAGTTGCGCAACCAGCGCCGACCCGTCGTGCTGGAGGCAGTCGACCTCGCGCCCGCCGAGGCTCTTGAGGTAGGCGCAGCCGGCTAGGCCAATGGTCAGCGCCAGCATGAGCCCGAGGCGCGCAAAGCCCTTTGACGCCGACGCGATCGACGCCAAGCCCTTCGCCGTCCTGGCCTTGATGTGCGAGTAGATGTAGGCGACGGCGCTGGCGAACAGGCCGGCGACGAATACGGTCAGCGCCATCGGGTCCAGCCCGAGCGCGAATTTCTGGTTGAGCTTGGACACGCCGACGGCCACGACCGGGCCGATCAGCCCGACCCATAGAGCCTTGTCTTGCAGCGGCGGAGTAATGACCGGCGCTGGGTCTGCTGCGGGCGCTGCGGGCTGAGCTGCTGGAGCGACTGCGGGCATGGTGGACCTCCTAGGCTACGGGTTCGACGACGGTGACGGGGGTGATGGCGTCCTCCGGGAGTTCGGCCACCACTTGCAGCCTACGGTCGTTGCTCTCCCAGATAGCGACGCGAGTGGGTCGATCCATCACGATGCACCCCTCCGAGCCTGGTCCTGGCTCGTCGCTGGAAGGGTCGTGGCCCACCACGTCGCCGTGGATTAAAAATCCACTCCGGCTGTACAGTTCAACATCCGGATCTGGCGCGAGCCGCATCACGTACGGGCCGTGCGTCTGCGTATCGTAGGGCGGGCCGAGGATGGTCCAGCCGCCGATAGGAATTGGACCGACGTTGTGGACGCTCTGCAGGTCCGGGTTCCGGAACCCGGCGAGGTGCCCAGAGTAGCCGCGGCCGATGCATGCGCCGTCGTGCGAGAGGTCCCCGGTGCGGACGCAGAAGGTCCACATCAGCCGCGCCACCAGAGGACGACGTAGTCAATCGCGAACGCCATCGCGAAGATGAAGACGACCCAGGCAACGTCGCCAGCGTGGCTTCGCTTCTTCGGGAAGGTCAGCGGAAGACTCCGGCTCGGCCTGAACACCGGCGGGCGGTCGCTGAGCGTCACAGGGCCTTCCTGATGATCCACATCACCAGCCGGTGCGAGTAGTAGATGACGAACGGTGCCGCCACCACGCCGATGAGGATCAACCACGGCGTCACTCGTGCAGCTCCGGCTTCCGCTTTTCGTGCTTCACGGCCGCCTTGATTTCCTTCAGGTCGTCGCGCATCTCGAGCTTCCAGTCCTCCACGCGGGTGATGCGCGTCTCGTGGTTCACCCAGGCCGCGACGGCCACTCCGAGGCCGCCGATGATGGCAATCATCAGGCCGATGGTTACACCGGTGGACTTGCCGACCGTGAAGTCCGAGTGCGGCTCTGGCCCAAGCGGCTTGCCCTGGTAGCCGATGGTCGACTGCGGTCCTGTTGGCGCGTCGCTCATCGGAGCCTAGTCCAGTAGGACGGACCTCCAGGTGCCCGGAGTGCCGCCGACCGTGCAGTACCAGTAGGCGGCATCACCTGCGTTGACGGCGTTGACGTTGAATACCATGTCCCCGTGCTTGTACGTGCCCTGCGTCGGAGCAGCCGTTCCGTAGTACAGGCCAGGAACAAAACCAGGCTTCAATGACGCGTCGCCAGCGCTCCCGCCGAGGATGAACGGGGCTGCGCCTCGGCCGGGGTTGATCATGTAGAGGCCGCACACGCCGGTCGCGGTGTACGTCCCGCCCGGCTCGACGTAGTCCCACGCGCAGCTGCCGCCAGATTGGTCTTGGATGTTGTGCCCGGTCGAGCCGTCAGGGGGGCCACCAACCGACGTGCCGCCGGCGATGCACACATACCGATTACCGGCCTTCGTGATGCGCTGCCCGTGCGTATTCGAACCTTCGACTCCTGCCGAGTAAGATCCGGGCGCCCACGCAACAACCGTGGCCGGAGCAGCCGCCGGAGCAATCTGTGCGACCCAATTGCCTGACCCGTCGTAGTAGAACGGAAACTCAATCCGCTGAAGCGAAGTCGGGCTCTCGCCTACGTACTTGAACTGGTCCGGGCCGTGATTCGCGTGCGGCCCGACGCTGAAGCCCCAGCTACCGGCCCAGTTGCACAGGCAATAGAACGAGAACGTGTAGATGCCAGGCGTCGTGATGCCGCTCATCCAGTCGGCCGCGCCCCAGATAATCGCAGACGGTCCCGGGTCTCCGAGGTTTGCCGCAGTTGAACGGTGGAGCGTGTAGCCGCTCGTGGTGTAGCTGGCCCCAGTCTCGCTCGTGAAGAGCATGCGGTACTGCGTCTGGTCGTTGAAATTCGCGGTCCCAAGGTTCGGCTGGAACTCCGCCAGCGCCCTGTGCTTCTGGTACTCCGATACCATCTTCGTGGTGAAGCGTTCGGTGACGTTGGTGCAGTTCGCCCGCACCGGCGCCGCAGACGGTCCAGGGTCTGTGCCCATCCAGATGCTGAAAGGAATGTCGAACTGGAGGCCGTCCGTATCGAAGTGACAGAGGTCGGTCTGCACGTCGAGGTTCGCGTTGGCCGCGTTGAAGACCCCGCGCTCGATGAAAATTCCCTTCGTGTTGTAGAAGTCTGCGGAGCCGTCGGCCCAGTTCTTGATCGAGATGCTGAACGGCATGTAGTCGATGCACTCGAGCCAGAACGCGCCGAAGGAGCAGACCCCGGCAAATTTGTCGAGCTTGATGACGTTGCCAACGCCCTCGTTCGGCATCGGAACAGCAGCGCGTCCGGCGCCCTGGTACCAATTCAGCTTGACCTGCTGGCGGATGAAGCAGAGTCCGTCGTTCTGGCTCCAGACGGTTTGGCCCAGGTCGAACTCGCCTCCAGCGCCGACAAAGAGCGCGCCGCGAGCCGGCTGTGAGCCCGTGCCTGCCGCCGAGACGTTGTTGACCACGCAGGACCCACAGCTATTGAAGACGCCGAGCGGCATGCCGTCCTTGGAGTTGACGGCATTCGTGAAGTCCCACGCGACGTGCCCGTTTACGAACGTGAGGAAGTCGAACGTTCCCCAGAACATGTGCGCACCGAAGTGCTGGAAGTCTTCGACGATGAGCGTGTGCTGCGCCGACCTCCAATTCGCAGGCCTCACGATGACGTCGCCAGTCTGAAGCGTTGTAGACCCGCCAGTGCCTCCGGTGAACGTGTTGGAGGTGATGCCGGTAGCGTGGAAGCTGTCTGTGCTTCCGTCTTGATGGATGACAGTTAGGTCTTGGCTGACGTTCTGGAACTGCGTCGTGCTGTCGACGTGAATGGTCGCCTGCGGGAGCGTCTGCCCGTTGGAGCCAGAGGTAACGACGGCGATCGGCCCAGAAGCCTGCCAGAGCCATGGGCCCGCCGCTGGGTTGGTCTTGTCAACCACGCAGTCACGAATGCGCGCCGCGACGTTTCCGTAGGCGGTCGGGTCCGGGTAGCCGGGCGCTGGACCATCGCCGACCATGTACATGCCGATGGCGTGTAGGCCGCCCTGGAAGGTGAAGCCCTGGATGACCGATGCCGCCACGGCCCAGTTGACGATGGCAATCGTCGTGCTAGCGGTCTTGAGGAAGGTCGAGCTGTGACCGCCGAGGCCGATGTAGTTGACGCGCGGGTAGAACTGAACGCCCCAGTTGCCGGATGCGGCGCGGCTCACGAGGTAGACGCCCGGCGGGAAGCCGCAGGCGACGGCGCCCTGGCCCGAGCCAACAGCCTGGTCGACGAGGTTGTAGAGGTCGTTGCCAAGCGCGGCCGCAGCGTCCGATGCCGCCTGTACGGCGACGGTATCATCGGTGTGGCCATCGCCGACCGCCCCGAACCACTTCACGTTAACGCCGCTGGCCGGTACGGCGGTGTAGTGGTTCGACAGGTCTGGCCGGAGGGCGCTGGCGAACCCTTCGCGCCGCCAGCGACCAGATGCCGCGCCGGTTAGCGACGACTTCACGATGACCCCAACGTTGTCGTCCAGGTAGCCAGACGGCCCCGCCGCGTCCCAGTAGAAAACGCCGCCGCCGCCGTCTCCTGGGTTCGCGAAGCCCTGGACGATGCACGGACTGGTGGCCACCGGGTTCGTACGCAGCGCTGCGATGCTTGTAACGCTTGCGACGGATGATCCACCAGAACCGCCACCACCACCCCCTCCACCTCCGCCGTCAGCGTCCCTGAGTTGCTGGGCGGCCATCATGGCCGTGTCGAACGAGTCCTCGAGGACCGCGGGGCTCAGTGGACCGTTGGCCGCGAAGGACACCGGCTGCACCAGCTGCACAACGCGGGAAATAATCACGGTGGCGCCGGAACCAGGGGCCACGCCGAACGTTACGCTACCGCCACCGCCACCCGGCGCGTGCGCTCCGGCCACGGTGTAGTCGACGTTTAGGGTCTTGGTAACCCCGGCGACCGTGACGACCAGGTCCGGTGCGCGGAGGAACGGGTACGGGACGGCGAAATCAACGGTGGCGCCGTTGCCGGCGTACTGCACCGTCCGCGTGGTGCTAGGTACGCTCAACCGTCACCGCGCGGTCACCGGCCAATGACGACAATTCGGCGGCCGAAAGTGGAGGTCACGGTGCTCTGCGGCTCGGTGCGTTGTGACGTCACCGCCGTCGTCAGGGCCAGAGCAATACTGCCAGTCTCGGGAATGAGAGCCGAGGTTCAGCGCGGCGCAGGCCGACAGAAACACAAGCACTGGAATGGCGATTCTCATGGCGTCGTCAGATCGGCCAGAAACGTCCCGATTTGATTGGTGGTCGCGCACGCCGTCGAAATGGAAAGCGAGAGCGTCGCGCCCGCCGAGTAGGTCGTAGCCGAGCCGGCGGTGCAGGTGGTGTTGGTGTCCGCCGATGCCGCGCACGCCACGGTGCAGGTCGTGAACGTGTTGCCGGATGCGCACGTAGCCCCGTCGGAGCAGAGCTTGAGCACGAAATTGCCGCCGCCGACGCCGGTGACGTCGGTCGCGAAGTTGGATGAGCGGTACGTGCCGGCGTTCGTGACGGTGATTTTTTGAATGACGCCGCTCCCAGTCGCCTGGTTCGTTTGTGCGGCGAGCGCCCAATCCGACGACGTGAGCACCGGACTGCCGCCGGCCTTAACAGAGCCGCCGGTGGCCGTTATGTTGATGGACCCGGAGGCCGTCGTGATGTTCAGGTCGGATCCCCCGGCCTGGGCCACGCTGCCGGCGCTCACCGTAAGATTTGTGGCGCCAGGCGTTACCGTCAGCGAACCGTTCTTGTCGAAATAGGCCTTCTCGGAGCCGCTGTTTCGAATAGACACCAACCTGGCCCCTGCGTTGGCTAGCGTCTGGCTGTTGTCGAGCGTCACACCGACGGCAGTGGCTCCATCGAAGTCGTTACCGAAAACACGAACAGCATTGCCGGCCCCCGCGCCGATGGCCATGCCATAGGCGTTCGCTGGGTCGTAGTACGATGACGCGCGAACCTGGTTCAGGTAAACGTTGTTCCAGATATTAGAGGAGCCGCCAAGATCCTGGGCGAAGTTCCCGCTCGGCAATAGGCTCGACGAGAACGATTTGGCCCCAGCGAACGTCTGCGCCGAAGTCGACACAATCCCGGGGTGCGTCCCATCTGCGTACTCCTGCGCGAAGTTGCCGTTGGACAGCGTCGCGCCGTTGGAGTCGACTGCCGCGACTGGGGCGACGATCGCTTTTGCGGAGCTTGGTACGCCGTTACTCTTCAGCCCAGGGGACGTCAGCCCCTGGGCCAGCGCCGAGCCGGCCAACAACGCAGCCGCCAGCCCGAAGCATTTCATCGAACGAGCTCCCACACGCACAGGCCGCCGTCCGGGTCGTCGGTGGCGGGGTTGCTGGACCACGTCCCGGGGACCCAGCACAGGTATGGGTACATGATGCCGCTCACCACAACCCGCTCCTGGGATGCCAGGGGGACGCCCTTATTGGTACGCCCGAAGCCGCAGGTACCGCCGTCGGTGGTGGACGGCAGGATGGCGCCCGCCCCGGCGACGGGCGACAGGAGCAGGGTCTTGCCGTTCAGGCCGCCGGTGCTGAACGGGATGCTCGTGGTGTAGTTGGTTTGTGGCCCCGCGTCCTGGCTGTTGATGCACCCGAGGAAGGTCGGCAGCCCGAGACTCTTAAGGCCAATGGTGGAGGCCGAGTCGAACACCGTGACGCTGCTGGGCTGGGCGAGCGCGTACCCGCCCACCGCCAGCGCCGCCACCCCGAGAAGTCCGACGAGTCGACGCATTTTCACCCTCCTATGTGAGCATTGAAGAAACTGGGGAGTTTTTCCAAACGACTCACTCCCGGCCACCGCTAACTGCGTCCTGAATCATGGTGAGCGGGTTCTCGCGCCGCTTCTTGGTCTGCCCGTAGATGGCGCCCCCGGCCACGTCGAAAGGTCCGCGGGGCTCGCTCTCGCCGGTATCCAGGCCGCCGAGGTAGTGGACAGATGCGAATAGCGGGTCGCTCAGAAACCCCGCCATGCTCTCTGCGGTCTTCCAGAACGCATTCAGGCTCTCTGGCGTTTCCTTGTCGTGGAGCTTGTCGACCAGCTTGTTGATGCCGTTCTCGGCGAACTCAAGCCCCGGCAGCGTCTGAAAGTGCATGTGCTTGCCTTCTAGCAGGGCGCCAAGGCCGCTACGCGCATCGCCGATGAGCGGAATGGTCTCCGGGACAGTGAGCAGGAGTCGGTTCAGCGTCCAGTGCCCCCACTCCTCGTCCTTGCCTGGTCCGCGGCCGCGGAGGATGGACGAGACAATGCCATCGACCAAGACCGTGCCGAGCATCGTTCCGGCCAACCCTGCTGCTGCCCGACCGGCGGTCAGGCCATCGGAACTCGCCCCGTGCGCCGCCAAATACATCGCCTCGGCCGCGCGCCGGTTGATGTTGTAGAGCTTGGACGTGTAGCTGTACATGAAGATGAGCGCCCCGAGGCCACGCTTGTCGGTCAGAATGGCCGGCTTCTCGTGCGGGTCCAGGCTAGGCAGAACCTCGGCCACGGCAGCGTTCGCCGCACTCCGAGCCTCGTCGAGCGACATCCCCTCATCGAGAGACTGCCGAAGCTTGGCGTCGAACGTGGCCGTTCCGGTCATGCGGTCTACGACCTGGTGGAGGTAGAACGCGGTATCGGCTACGCTCCGGTAGACCGACTTCAGGCCAGTGGCCCCATCCGCGAAGCTGCTGGTCAGCTTCATGATGTTGTTGTCGTGGGTCGAGTCGCGGAAGCGTAGCTCGGACGAGTTGGCCAGGGCCTGCTCTCGCATCGTGGTGCCCTTGAATGGCACCCAATACTTCGCAAGCGACGTCGCCAAGTAGTCCGGCCGCACCCTGCCGCTCACTATGCCCATGAGCGAGTCCGTCGTAACGCCGAGGGCAGACTTGAGGCTCCATCCGACGGCATGCACCGCGTACGGACCCTTTAATGCTGACGTCGCCTTCTCGAGCATCCCGCCAGGGCCCTCTGGCATCGACAGAACCTGCTGACCGGCGAGCCTCTGAAGTCTTGGAATTAGGTCGGCGGAGTAACCTTCGCCCCAGTGCTCGTCGAGCGCCGCCTTGACCTGTGGGTCGAGGAAGATGTTGGCGAGGTCTTTAACGTACCCCCTGTAGGCGATGTCGTGGATGACTTGCGAGATGTGGTTCCCGACGATGTTCCATGAAAGGTCAATCGGCTGATCCGTCACAGCGGCCGCTCGCTTCTTGGAGAACGACGCTGAGATGCCTGGTCGGTAGTAGGCGTCAGGGAAGACATCGGCCACGCTCTTGGCGTCCTCGGCGAACTGCTTCCTGCCAACGTCGCTGCCGCGCTTGTCGTACTTTGCCGGGTGGTATCCGCCGGCTCCGTCCCACGTAGAGCCATCAGACAGTCGCAAATGGATGGGCTCGGCCTCCACCTTCTTGGGCCTCAGCCCCGTCTCCCTCTCGTGAACGTCGGCCATCGGCGAGTACAGGCCGTTGACCTGATTCAGCGTCAGTTGCAGGAAGTCCAACTCGGACTTAGTGAGCTGTCCGAGCTTCTGTTCGATGATGCCGCGGTCCCACTTCCTGCCATCGGCCAGGCGTTGGCGATTACCCTCCGATCCCCAATTAAGCAGCATCGACCAAAGCGTCGACCTTGTGCGGTTGTCGACGAGCCTTTTGCCGCTCGGCAACATCGTCGTTGGTAGGCCGCCAAGGTCCACTGGTTCAGACATCTTTCGCCGGATGTCTTTCGGTAGACGCTCGAATGCGTCCTCCAGCGGCTTCATGGTCTGCTCGGTGAGGCCCACGGCAATGTCTCTCTTCGCCTTGTACGTATCGACCAACACCTCATGCCACGGACCAGTGTTGCCGCCGTCCAGGGAGAAGGCGATGGTTTCGAGGTCCTGCAGCATGGCGTCGGCCGACTGAGCAAAGAGTCGCGACTTCTCGGCGAGCCCGCGGTTGGAGCGCTGTTCGGCCGGCAACGGCAACTCTGGCCTGCTCTTGACGCGCTCGATAAGCCTGGCGTTCAGGGCCGCCCGCGTCTCCAGCCTACCGGCCGCCTCCGTCTCCAGCGATGCCTTCGCGGCGGCACGGATATTGGTCACCGCATCCACGACGTTATTGGCCTCGTCCACAGTGAGCGACCCACGCCATTCCTTCGGTCTGGCGAGCAACTTGCGCACCGCGTCAACGTCGAAATCCATATCCTGGCCAGCGCGTTCGGCCACATCGAGCATGTGGTCCAGAGTGGCGGAACCGTCTGGCGGAGAATTGCCGAGACCGACCGCAGCCAGGATGGCGTCGTGGACGTCCCGGTATGCGGGGTCCGCCTTGCCCAGGCTGCCGCGGACGCGGTCGCTGACGTTGGAAAATGAATCCTCGGCCGCCTCGAGCGCCAGCCTCTGGTCGCGCGACTCCATGTATAGCATCTTGTTCAGGATTCGCTTCTCGCGCGCCTCGGCAGCGCCTTCGTGGTCGCCCTTGCCTTCGAGCTTCGCCGCCAGCTGCGCCTGCTTGCGCTCGGCACGGGCGTACTTCTCCGGGTCAATCTGTTCGACGTACTGTTCGCCCACCAGGCGCTCCACGCTGCCGCGCTCGAGCTTCGGGTCGAGCAACTGCGCCCTGGCGGCAGCGGCGGGGTTCAGTTCCTTCGCCTTCGCCCGGTTCTCCAGGACGGCAGCGTTGAGCTCGTCGTCGTTGTGGGCCGCGGACATTGCCGACTCGGCCAGGCGCTTCGCCTCCGGTCCATACTTGGCGTCAATCTGCTGCTGCGCTAGGCGCTCGATGGCCGCGTCTCTGGGTTCGAGCTTGGTCAGCTGCTCCTTCATCGACTCCGGCGACTCGAAGCCCAGCGCCGTGGAGACGGCGTCCACCGGGGCCCCGCCCTTCTTGAGCGAGCCCGGCGGCATCTTGGCGGCCGCCTCGGGGCCGAAGCGCTCCACGAAGTCGGCGCGGTTCAGCTTCACCGGCTTGCCTTCGTGGGTCAGGGCCTCGGCGGCACCATCCGGCACGGCGCCATTCTGGAGGAAGTTCCAGGCCCGGTAGCGCGGGTCGGAGTCGAGCTGCTTCTCGGCCGCGTCGCGGAACGTCTCGCGGTCGGCCTCGATGGCGGTCTGCTGCTTCTTGGCCTCCGCCGCCATCTCCATCTCGGCCGAGGCTTGGGAGTCGGCCTTGGCGCGCTGGAGTTCCTCGCGCTCGGATGGTGACATCTTGGAGATATCTGGCTCCGTTATTCCGCTGTCCGCGCGCGCCTTCTTAAGGGCGTCGTCATGGGAGAGCATCCGGTCGAAGATGCCGCGGACCTCGTCGGAGAGCAGGACTGCGTGGCCGTAGTTCGCGCGGTACTGCTCCTCGATGTCGGAGAGGCCGCCCTTGTAAATTGAAAGCATCCAGCGCCGGAGCGTCGAGAAGACGCGCGAGAGGCGCTTGCCGGGGGACCTGCCTTCAAGGGCGTACATCTCGAAGGCGTGGCTGAACTTCTCTTCCTTGGCCGCAATCTCCTGAGCCCTGGCCGCCTCTCCTTCGCCGGCTTCGGGGCCTTTCCTGCCGATGGTGTCGCGCTCCAGGTTCTCAGCCGCGCGGGCCTCGGGGCTGTCGTAGCCCATCCAGTCGAGCAGGTTCTTGTAGTCTGCGCGCATCCCCTCCGGCGCAGCGGCGGAGGTCGCGAGCTCGTGCATCGACCATGAGAGGGCGTGGCCGATTTCGTGCAGCAACGTCGACTTGTCAGCCGTCGCTGACAGGCGGATGCGGTACCAGTCCGGGCTGCCGGTGGTCGGGTTCGGCTCCAGGACGATGGAGCCGCGGGGGCCGGTGTCGTCCTCCTCTGGCTTGAACGTGGCCGGCTTGCCTTCGATGTTGCCCAGGGGCTCCTGATGGAGCTTGCTGGTGATGGAGATGCGCCTGTCATCCCAGATGACGTAGTTGTGGGTGCCCTCGCCTTTGGCTCTGGAGCCTTGGTCGAGGTATTTCAGGCCGGGCACGCCGGCGGCGCGCAAGGCCTCGGATGCGGCCTGCGGCGATCCTGTCTTCTCGACGAGGTAGTCGTAAAATTCGGAGCCATTGGCGTCGGCCAACGTCGCAAATCCTTGGTACGGCTCTCCGCTGGCGCTCGGGTACGGAGGCGGTTTTCCACCGCGCTCCACCTCGTTGGCCGGATAACCCGAGTGCTCCTTGACCAGCGCATCGGCGGCCGCACGGACTTGCTCAGACTGCTCGCTGATCGGCTTGTCGTAGTCGAGCAATTCGCCGTGCTCGGGTAGTTCAACGCCGTAGAGCGATCCTCGTGGTGGCGTCTTGATGTCCTCTGGCTTCATTGCGTCGAGGATGTCGCGCTGTTTGACGTATCGCTCGCGGGTCTTGGAGTAATTTTCTATCGTGCCGACGAACTGAGGGCTGGTCTTGGCGATCCGCTCATCGTAGTGGGCGATTGATCGCTCAACGTCGGCCTTCACGTTCCTGATGGCGCCAAGCGCGTCAGCCCCTGGCCTCGCCATCTCGATCTCCAGGCCGGAGGCGATGGCGCCAAGTACGGGATCGTCGGGTGACGGAAATTTGCCAAATATCTGGAGCGGGGCGCTGCCGGTGAGCGCGTGCCGGTAGTGCTCGGCCACCGCCTTCTCGCCAGCGAAGTAGAGGCCCCACCCGTACGTCTGGTGGCCTTCGCCGGTGCCGATTGCGTGCAGGCTGAAGTTCTCGAAGTCGTGCGGTGACCCGTGCCAAGCCCCCTGCTCCAACTGCCTATAGTTCAGCCCCGCGAACTCGCCCGCCGGCAGCTGTCGCCCAAGCCGCGCCTTCTTCAGCGCCGACGGCTCCTCTCCGAACCTGCGCGGCCCAGCAAGCGGTCGCTCCTCGTGCGCCGTTGCTGCGAACTGCTCCTCGCCCTCGCGAACACCCACGCCAATGCGCGCGTTGACATCCTGCTCGATGTCGCGTGGCGTCGCCGGGCGCGTGTCGCTGCTGCCGGTCAGGTAGTCGAAATACTCCTGGGTCTGCGCCTTGCGCGACCGCAGGCCGTCAATCCACTTCTGCGTTGAGTCTACTGCGTCGAGGTAGGCGGCCCGCTCTTCGCCGCCATAGCCCGCCGGCGCAGCAACTCTTCCTCCGCCGCGTCCTCCCTGGCCCACCGACGGCGGCGCTCCGCCCGCTCCTCCTCGGTCGGCTGCACCACCTTCACTACCGCCCCCTTCGGGAGCGCCAGGAACTCGTCCAGGCTTAGGTAGCTTCTTTCTCCGTTGGAGGTCTGCTTCGGCGTGTTCGAGTTCGCGTCCTGCTTCCCCGAGTTTTCCGACTCCATAGTGCAACCCCAGTCTGATGGTCTCCGGCTTGCCGTCGACCGTTACTTGGACACCCTCATTCTTAAGCCTTTCCTCGAAACGCGCAACCCACCGCCCAAGCAGCGCCGGGTCGTCGTGCTCTCCAACCAGCGTATCCCCATGTAAATGCGAGATTGTGATGTCGGTGCCGCCCATGTCGGCCGCCAGCTTCTTGATGGCGGAGATGACGGCATCGCCAACCTCGCGCCCATGCGTCTTGTTGATCTCGTCAAACCTGGCGACGTCCATGATGGCCTGGTTCGCCTTGCGCGTGAGGGCCTGACGCCCGGCCAGGTTGTAGACGCCCTCGGGTTCGACGTAGGCGCGCTCCACCCGCTGCCTGGTCCCCATCGGCTCGAACTGCTCCGTGAGGTGCGGCGGCATCGCCACGGCTGGCTTCTCGGTGGGCCAGACGATGTCCTTCATTTCGCCCTTGATGCCCTTCGGTTTCTCGGGAGGCAGAAGCTCAGGTTTGCCGTCCTCGCCGATGGTGGGCTTTCCGTTCTCGTCGATCTTCGGCGGTCTGGAGTTTGCGCGGCGCCCGGCGGCAACCTCGGCATCGCGCCAGTCCTCGTGCGCCTTGAGCGCCTGCTCGAACGTCTCGCCAGTCTTGCCGGTAATGGCGAAACCGCCGAGCCCCTTCGCGGCCATCTCCTCGTTGGCCTTCTTTAGGACGCTTTCAAGCTCGCCCTCGTGTTCCACGTGGAACGAAAAGCCGCCGCCGACGCGGGCCAGGTCGGTTGCGCCAGTCTTGGATAGCGCGTTTGCTGCGGCCCGCGGGAGCAGGTCGCCGGCGCCCTCGCCAAGCTCCGTGTTGACGGACTTCTGCCCCTCGGCCTCCGCGTAGACCGTCAACGGCTTGTCCGGCGGCGCGGGGGTGAGCTTCGCCGCGCGCTCGTTCGGCAGGCCGGTGTTTGGGTCCCGGTAGGCCTCCTCGGCCAGCTTGGCGGTTGTCTTGGACGGCGTGAGTTCCTCGAGTTGTCGAGTGCGCTCCGGGGCCGAAGTGATGTGCGCCAGCTGTCTCAGCGCCTCCGTCGCTGGCGCCGAGCCATTCTTGCCCTCGATGATGAGCCGGTGGATCTTTCCCTCCCTGGCTGCGTCGCCCACGCCGATGCCACGCTTCAGTGCCTGGGCCGCAGTGAACTCGCTGACCAGCTTGCTGATCTGGTTGGCCTCGGCCTCGGTCCGACCGGCGGCCAGCACCTGGTCCTTGATGGCCTGTCGGACGATATCCTTCTCCTCCTCGAACTGTGGCCCCCGCTCCTTCGCCGCCTGCTCGAGTTGTGCCTGGACGTCCTTTTGCGCCTCCGACCGTTCGCGCATCGTAGCCGTACCTGGCGCAGTCCTGGTGTCCTCCAGCAGCCCAGCGGCGTGCTCGGTGCCGGCGATGTGGGTCAGGTAGTCGGCCTTGCTGATGGTGATGTCGCCGCCGGTGCGGCTGGCCTCCTCATAGGAGTCAGACGCGCCCGCCTTGGCCGCCTGCTCCATCGGGTTCAGCTTCTTGCTCTGGAAATACTCGTTCCAGCGCTCGACGGGGAAGGACACTGTTGGCGGATCAAAGGCGCCAGATATGCCGAGCCTCCTTCCCGTCTCCTGCCATGTCGCCGGCTGGCCCTTGAACTCCGGTTCGCGAGCGGGTGGCGCCCGGTCTGGATCCTTGCGGTTGAGGTGGTTTACCAACTCCTTGAACGACTCCGGGGCCTCCGTGCGCAGCGTCGACGCCGCGGCGCTGTCGGCGTCGTGCGCGAACAGCCCAAGGCGCGCGAGGTCCACGCTCTCCGGCGACTGGAGCCACCCTTTCGGCGAGTAATTCCACAGCTCGCCCGCCTTGCCGACGCCGTGGGCGATGGTCGGGATGGCCTCGCCCAGGACGCCGTGGAGCACCGCCCCGCCCTGGAAGCCGTGCCAAAACGACTCCCACGGCGCCTCGTTCTCGTTGGTGTTGATGAGGGCGCTGATTCCCCCCATCTCGACGCCGGCACCAAGGTGACGGGCCGCAAGGGCAGCGGCCTTCTGGGCGACCAGCTGTGAGCCTTTGGGCGCCAGCCACGGGCCGATCTCGACGGTTGACGCAGCCCGCGCTGCCGCCCACTCCGCTGACGTTCCGTATTTCTCCGCCAAGCCAACGCCGGGGGCCATGAACCACGGCAGGGCGTCGACGGCGAAGTTGACGCCGTAGGCCCCCCAGTTGCCGAGGCTGGACACCAGTGCGCGCTCGGCGAGGTCGCGGTCCTCCTGTGGCGTCTTCCGGTAGGCTTGCTCACCGAGGACCGCAGAGAGCAGCCTGCGCTGGGTAATTTCCGTGGCTTCGTCCGAGCCGCCGCTCAGGTAGTTCTTGGCGATGAACTTGGCGGTGCCGTAGGGGTCGGTCGACGGCATCCCGTTCGCGTCGGTGATGCCGGACAGCGCCGTGAGCGAGCGGCCGAAGTCCTCCACCTCGTCAGCGGCGAAGCGCTGGGCCTTCTGGACGCCGGGGGTGATGACGTTCTGAAACGCGCTGCCGATGGCGTGCAGGAGAGGCGATGTCTTCGTCGACTCGTCAGCCCAGCGCTTGAACGCGCCCATGTTGGCCGACTCGCCGCCCTCCTTGAGCAGCCGCTGCGTCTCCTGGCGCAACTGGTTCGCCCACTCCAGCCGCTGGAGCCGCTCGTGCTCCGCGGGTGTGTCGCGCAGCATCGCCTGAACCCGCGGGTTCTCGGTCAGGAACTTGGCCAGGACCGGGGCCCGCTGCGCCAGCAGCTCCCAGTTGACCGCCCCGGCGCCGACGGCCTTGCGCACGCCATCCATGTTCTCGGCCACTAGGTCTGGGTCGAGTCCGGCCGCCTTGCTGTAGTTGAGCACGTCGGCCTGCAGGCGCGGCTCGAGGTCGGAGTGCTCATGGCGGAAGGCGAGGAGCTTGCCGGCGGCGGGCGCTGGGTCGGTCGGCGCGTCCTCCGGCAGGTCGTCGAACTTCGGCGCTGGGGGCGCGTCCTCCGGCAGGTCGTCGAACGAGGCCATCTACTGCGCCGCCTGGTTGGGGTCCTTGACCGCCTCGCCGTTCGGGCCGCGGATGTACCAGACGCCGCCGGAGAGCTTGCGGGTGGGTTTTGGCGCGGCAGCCGGTGCAGTCTTGGAGATCTCCGGCTCGCGCTCGAACTTCGGCTTGGCAGTGAATGGAATCTCAACGCCGCCGATCGTTGATTTCTCCATCCCCATCTTCTCGGAGAACGCGGCCTTGGTTTCCTTGTCGGTCGGTCCCCTGCCGCTGTTGTCGTCGTGGTGGTTGATGAACCAAAGCGTCATGTCGGATTCGAGGCGCTTCGCCCTGTCCGGCGAGTAGTGCATCTCCGCCGCCCGGGCCTTGGCCTCATCCTTCAGCCTGCCGAGCGTTTCGCCTTGGCCTTTGTCGTAGAGGTCTTTGATCTTCTTCTGGTCGAGCTGGAGTTGCGGCATCCACTTCTGCGGATCGACATCGGGGAACGCGGCCGACAAGTCCGCATCCTTGGCCTCCTGCGGGTCCATCAGCCGGAGCTTCGCTGACGCTGCTTCGTACTCGTCTTTCTGCTGCTGCCGAGCCAGCGTGCGCTTGTGAAGGTCGCTCGTTTGCTCGGCGTTGTAGTCGGTGCGGATTCGCTTCTTGATGGCCTCGGCGCGGGTCCACAACTTGTCCTGCCCGGCCTTGGTGAGGCTGTCGTAGTCGGTCGTGCCCATGACCTTCTCGATGTGCCCGCCGTTGGCCTCGATGATTTTGCCGAGCCCACCCATGGTCTGTTCTTCGTTGTGCAGCACGGCGCGGTTGTGGTCGGCGACGATCTGATTCGCCTCCTTCTGGATGGCCTCGTGCAGCGGCCCGAACGGCACGGCGCGGATTCTGTTGTTGGCGTCCACTTCGTCCATCAGGCCGCCCTGGAGAGTTTTCACGCCGGCCAGCGCCTTCTCGGCCTGGACGCCAACGCTCGAGCCCTTCAGCGCTTCGTTGATTTTCTTCTGGTAATCCTCCAGCGCGGTCCCCAACTTGTCGCGCACGGTCGCCCCGCCGCCGGTATCGCTGGCGATGTAGTCCATCGCTCCGGCCACGTTCGGGCCGCCAGTGCCGTCTGGGTTGTACGGTCGATTCAGGTACCCATCAAGCGCTTTGCTGTACGCCTTGCGCTCGAACTCGTTGATCTTGGCCTTCACGCCGTCGTTGGTGTAGCCCTGGTCGTGACCCCAGTAGAGCGCGAGCGGACCGCGGGCCGCATTGACGTGCATCGCCACGTTCGCCTGGCTGTTGTCCCTGGCGATGGACTCAAGCGCGAGAGTCTCTTGCGCCGCCGCATTCGATTCATGCACCGCCCGAATCTGCTGCGCGGAATGGTCCTCGGCAATCCGGTTGGCCGCCTCGACGATGGGACCGGCGCGCTGCTGGAATATCCGCTTCTGGAGGTCGCTGGAGAGCCCGTCGAGCGTCTTCTGGTAGTCGTCGTTGACGCCCTGGCGCACCGGCGCGGTGTCCATTGCGTCCTTGCCGCGGGCGACGAGGAAGCCAGTCTTGGGGTCGTGCAGCCGCGTCTCGATGTTCTTCTGAAGCTCCAGCTGCGCGTCAGCCACCCTGAAGGCGTCTTGTCGCTCGCGCTCGCGGGTGGCGAACTGCATCCCGACCGCCCCGGTGCGCTGGAGCGCGTCGCCGACCTGGGCGCCGAATGAGTCCGGGCCAGGCGCTGGCTGGAACGGCGTCGGGCGGACGTTCGGCGAGACGTCCGGCAATTCGAGGGCGGGGACCTTCATGCGAGCCCCGCCGCCTTCGCGTCCTGAATCGAGCCGGGTTGCGCCAGCGCCTGCTGCTTCTTGTTCAGCCCGTTGAAGCCGCCCGAGTAGTCGAGGAGTCCGCTGGCGATGCCGGTGGCCCCGGTGAGCAGCGTCGACCCGGCGCTGAAGTCCGCCGCCTGCTTCGCGTACTGCGCGCGCTGGACGCCGGCTTGAGCCTCCTGCGTCATCCCCCACGCTTCCCGCGCGGCGTTGTTGTGGATGGTGGTTGCGTCCATGCCGGTGATGAATCCGGTGTCGGCCATGACGTCGAGCGGGGAGCCCTTGTTCGCCACCACGCCGGAGGCTCCGTAAGCCGCGCGTTCCTTGCCGAGCAACTCTGAGCCTCGCGCGGTGGTGATGGCCGCCTGGTAGTTGCCGCGCTCCATGGCCGACTGCGCTGCGGCCCGGGCAATAAGCCCGTTCTGCCGCGCCACCTCGAGTCCGGCGGCGCCGGCCTGGGCCTCGCCTACGGCCTTGGTCGCAGCCCCGGCGATGGATGCGCCGACGCCGATGGCCATGGAGATGGTGGCCGGCTCACACATCCGGAGCCCTCAGGACGATGACGTGGAACGGTAGGCCGGCCACACCGAACGGTGCCGGGTCCAGTACCTCGAACCCCAGCCACTTCGCCCAGCGCAGCGCCTTGGTGTAGCGGGCGTCGACGGCGTTCAGTAGGACTCGCCAATGCTGGAGCAGTCGTCGGACCTCCGCGCGGCACTTGCGCAGGAAGAACAGCGCCCACTTCTCCAGCGCCTTGGCGGTGAGCATCCACACCACCGCGGCGCCGTCGAGGATGTTCAGCGGGGCCACCCCCCACACCGCCAACACCTCGCCGTCGACGACCGCCGCGAATGTCTCGTGGCTCAAGCCAAACGACGTCAGGACGGCGTCTTTGGGCGTGTAGCCGCCGGAGGCCAACACCTCCGCGGCGTCGGCCTCGCGCATGTTCAACGCCACAGCTAGGCAGTCCTCTTCTGTGGCGTCGCGGAGCTCAAACGTCATTACCAAGCTCCACCTGGCGGGTGATGCCGATGATTTCGACGGGCAGCGGATCCTTCTGCTGAATGAACACCCGGCCGTCCTGCTCCCAGTCGCCACCGATGGGGATGATGGCCTGACCCGACGCTGCGCCCGGCGGGTTGTATGAGTCCGACACCTGGCGCTGAACGTACGGCCGAAGGTGCGCAGGGTCGCGCCCAGCGTAGATGCCGCGGGTGCCGATGAAGTCCACCACCACCTGGCGTACGTTCTTACGCTTGGTCCGGAGCTCCGCGGCTGGCGAGGCCAGGTCCAAGTCTTGGATGTCGGAGTAGAACGGGATGCCGGCGATGATGGCGTACGGCCCGGTGAAACCGGGGCCGTCCGGATATCTGTCGGAGACGTCGATGGTGCCGGCCTGCGAGACGGTATATGGGCCGACGACGTTCCCGTCGATCACCGCCATGACGACTTGCCCGGCGAGGTGCGAGAACCCAGGAATGACCGTGGCCCCTCCGGCCAGGACGGTCTTGGCGCAGTCCAGGAACGGCGGCGTCTGCGTCGACAGCTGAGCCAGAACGCGCGTCCCCATCAGCTCGATGTACCTGAGAATGGCCCCACCGCTGCTCGGAACGACTCGCTGCACCACCGCGTACACGTCGTCAGTCCCGGTGACTGAGTTTGGGACCGAGCAGACAGACTCGAAGGCGTTCTTGCCCGGGAATCCAGGCGGCAGCAGCGCGGCCGTTGGGTTGTCGCTCGGCAGTGATGTGGTGTGCCACGACCATGCCCACACGTCATGGTCCCGCACGTACGCAAGCGAGAGCAGGACGCCGTCGCTTCGCACCGCCCAGATGGTCGAGTAGGGCTCGCGCTGGTAGCACCAGTCGACGATTGAGAAGCCCTCGAACAGGTGCCGCGCCAGAATGGTAAGGTCGTTGGCGTGGTAGGCGTTTCGGAGCACGTCGAACGCGGTCTCGATGACTCCTGCGCCGAGCGACTTGACATATAGCGCGGTGTCGCCGACGAGCAGCGGGTCCAGCCACGAGGCGCCGATTTCGGACTGCTTGCGCGCCACGATGTCGGAGCGCGTCACGGGGCCGCCCTGGCTGCCGGTCACCGCCCACAGGCCGCCGGTGGTAAAGATGAGCATCTGCTCCTTGGTGAGGATGGATCGAATGGCCTCGCGCGCGCGGCTTGCCAGCTGGAACTCAAACTCATCGCTGTCGACGCCAGGAGTGTGAACGTCGAAGTTCGAGAAGTCTCCGACCTTGGAACCGAACAGCCAGCCGGGTCGCGAGAAGGTGTTGGCGAACAGACGCCGCTGCTCGAAGAACGAGACCACCGACGGGTTCTCCGTGGTCAGCAACGAGCCATCGGCCTTGAACAGCTTGAACGGGTTGCGGCCCTGCGGCGGCCCGGAGGCAAAGTCTGGGTCGTCGCCGTAGTCAACGAAACTCCGGTCCGTGGTGGTGCCGAGTAGGCCCATGGTTCCTGGCACGCCCGCGTAGACGTTGTTGGCCACGAGGTTCCATCCTGGGTCGGCCTCGGCGCCGTCTTGGTTGTGCCAGCTGAGCAGTTGCGGTCCGAACGGGCCGACCCAATGCGTCGGGTTGTTTGGCGGCAGATCCACGGACACCGGGTCGTCTGCAATGCAAACCCAGTAGCGCGGCTCGGCCCCAGGGATGGTTACGATACTGCCCGGGTTCGCCGTGTAGGCGCCCTGGAAGGCCCAGTACGGGCAATTCTCTGGATAGAACGTGTACGGAGAGCGCGGGAACTGGAACGGAAGCGTCGTCCCGGCGCCCCTGCCGTGACCGACCCCTCCGACCACCGTCCACACGCCAGGGTTGGTCAGCGGCCACTGACCCGTGCTGTTGCCGCCGCTAGTGTTCTGGAAAATAAGGTTGTTGTAGTCGGTCCTGACGTAGGCGTTTGCCGCATAGGTTGCCCCGTGCGTCCAGAGCGCGAATGGACCGCGCGCATCGCCGTCACCAAAGACGCCGGACTTGGTCACCGCCACCGGCGCCGACTCAAACACGACTCCATTCCTGTTGCCGGAGTTGTAGCGGCCGACCTCCGTAATCTGGTACTGCCACTTCTTGGAGTCCACCGGCGCCGGTGCTCCGTAGCGCGAGACGCCGGAGGCGTTCGATGAGAGTTGGTTGTCGGCCACGCCCAATGGCCCCTGCGCTTTGTAGCCGCCCCCGCCGTCGTCGCCGAGGTAGTGCGGTTGCGGCGGGTCAAATGCAATGCCGAGCAAGGTCCACGACGAGTCGTTGCCGCCCCATGTCAGTTCCAGCGGCAGGTAGTTCTGATGCACCAGCGTCATGACGTTGCCCTGCTGGGCGTACTTGATTTGAAACAGGTCTCCGTTCAGGTAGGCGGTGGCAATTTCGACGTACGCTGAACCACCGCCTCCGCCGCCGGTGTGCGCAGTCCGGTAGATACGCATGTAGAGCGCGCCAAGCTCGATGATGTACGAGGTGTTTTCGTCAATGATGAACGGAATGATGCGCGTTGGGCCAGCGTACTTGGCCGAAGCGAAAAACGTAGTCCCCACCCGATTCAGCGCCCGCCCCTGCGGCGTAATGACGAAGTTCCGGCAACGCGCGAGCCCCACCGCGTACTTGGCCAAGTCGCTCCGCCCGTACAGCGACGGGGAGAGCTCGCCACCAGCGAAGCTTGCCTGGCGGATGCTCGGCACGGCCTAGAGGCCCCACCACGGCGGAATGCGGCCCTGGAACGGCCAGGGGTAGCTGTCGCCGCGAGAGGAGATGATTTCGGACTGCGGCTCGAGCTCGTTGCCCTGGTTCATGTCCACGGCAGCCGCCCGGGTCCACGCCTCTTGGTAGTTCTTCTCCGCCCGCTCACGGAACGCCACGTCCACGCGCAGAGTCGTCGCAAGCTCGATGGCGAGGGCCCAGGCAATCGCGTCCACCACGGCCGGGGGGTAGCTGGTCGGCTGCGTAATCTTGGCGGTGTAGATGAGTTCGGCCGACGCCTGGTCGGTCAGCAACACCGGCGTCGTCAAGTCATCGCTCACCTCCACGATGAACGGCGCGCGCTGGTCCGCGATGGGTGTGCGCGTGCCGGTGTAGAGCGAGCGGGCAATCATGCAGTCCGGCGGCAGCGCGTACATGAAGGCGTAGCCCGGCCGTGCTTGTGGGTTCGCCGCCGACCAGAAAGCGTCCGCGGTGCCGGTGGGTTGGTGGCCGACGTTGCCGGCGACGAGCGACGTCACGAATTTTCCGGTGGCGTCGTAGGTGACTTGCTGGTTCAGGGCGTAGGTGGTGGCCACGCTCCACATCGGTTGCGTCAGCAGCGCGAGCGGCGCCCGCTTCTGCGCGAAGGCCCACGGGAACGACGAGAGCACCTTGTCGCGGATGAGCGGATAGAACTGGTTGCAGACCTCCGCGTTCTCGCTGTTGTCCGTGAATGCGGAGATGAAGCTGCGGACGCCGATGCGCCCAAGCGCAAGGTTGGCGATGTCGATGTCCGCGGCCACGTCCTACTTTCGCTTTCCGAAGACGCTGCCGACCTTGTCGACAACGGACTCGACGGCGGCCTCGACCTTCGCCGCCACCGCCTTGACTTCGTCCTCGACCTTGACCCACCCGGACGGGGGCTTGCCGTCCTGGCCGAGCACGTCCTTCTCGTCCAACTCGACGATGCTGCCGGCAGGGTGAAGCTGGGTGTCCTTGTCGAAGTACGGCGCGCTGATTTTGTACTTGGGCATCTACGGCCTCCTTGCTTGGGTTTACGTCTGACGCCGGAAGGCCCTGGCCGCCGGCTTGGAAGTCATTTCCGACATCGTGGTCGCCTGCTCCGTGGGCGCGACCGATGGCCCAGGGTCGGGCTGGACGGCCGTCTCGAACTTCACGCCGGAGAGCTCCTCGGCCTTGGCGACGGCATCGAACGCCACCTTCTCGGCTGCCGCAGCGTCCTTCTCGGCCTGGGCGGCGCGGGCCTCCGCGGCCTTGCGCTGCGCCTCCGCGGACATCGAGCGGGCGGCCACCACCGCGGCCTTGGCCTTCGCCGCCTCGACCATCGCCGTCGACGCCTCGTCGGTCCCCTTCCACAGCACCGACGGCGCCAGCGTCACGGGGAGGGAGATTTCAGAGCCCGGCGTGTACAGCTGTCCGGCGTAGAAGTGGTTGATGGGTCCGGTGATGTACTTCAGGTGCCGCTTCGCTGCTTCGGCCATGGTGTCCTCCGTGGAGTCATGGACCCTCTTAAGAAAATCCCCCGGGCCGGAAGAGGGGGCGACCGGCCCAGGGGAACATCAGTCTCAACTACACGGGGTCAGCAACGCCGCTCTGCGCTGCCTCGGACGGGACCAGCGCCGCCGTCAACGCCCCGGCGGTGAAGTCGTTCGTCGCGATGGTGTAACGGAACCCCAAGTAGCGCTTGGTGGCTCCGTTCGGCACCCGCCCCAGCCGGAAGCGGTAGCCAGCCACCAAGGACGCCTTGGCGATGGCTGCCGACTGGAGGAGCGAAACGACGTTGCTGCTCAACGCCGCATCGTCCGCCATGATGAGCTCCACCTGGAGCGTTGCCGCTCCGCCCGACGCGAGCGCGGTGGTGTTGATTTCCACGTAGGCGTCAATCGGACGCCCGGCCCCTGGGTCCTTGAAAACGACGTTGCCGAGCGCGTCGGTCCCCGCCGGGAACTGGTCCACGCTCTTGGTCGACAGAACGGGGCTGTTGCCGGTGGTGAGGTTCGCCGCGAACGCCAGCTTGTCGTCGCACACTTCCTGGATGTCGTACATCATTGGTTTGGTCTCCTGTTTGACTTGGAAGGTTGAGGGCCGCCTATGCCAGCGCGGCCCCGTTCGTTAACTTACGAAACAACCGCCTCCGTTCCGGTGAGCCCGTCGGTGATGCGGACGGGGATGCCGAGCACGTGCATCAGGAACTCCGCGCCCACCTGCTCGAAGGTGATTTGGTACTTCGCGAAGTTGCGGGCCTGGAGGTGCAGGTACGTGGCCGTTTTGCGGTCCATGTACCAACGGAAGTTCGCACCCTGAGTCGAGTACAGCTGGTGATACGCCTTGATCATGGCCGGGACGATGATGTCGGCGGTGGGGTCGAAGTTCGAGGTGTCGATGTTGCACACCCGAACCACGTAGCGGTAGTCGGCCACGACGAGCCCGACCTTCCACTCCCAATACGTCTGCCACGCGACGAACGTCTTGCCGCTGGAGGTCACGGGCAGCTTGCCCAAGTCCTCCATGGTGATGCCGCCCTTGGAGGACTTGGGGTAAATCATGTAGACCGTCTCCGGTCCCCACCCCACGAGCCAAATGCTGTGCTGGTCCGAGCCGGACGCCGCGGAGTCAGCCTTCACAATCTGGCTGCCGTAGGTTCCGGTGGAGCTGTTGAGGCGCGCGGTCAGTCCGAGGAACTTCTCGGGGTTCGTCAACGTCGAGTGGTAGAACGCGCCCGTCTCCACCTCGTTGTTCATCGCCATCATGAACCGGCGGTCCTGTCCGGCCCGGTACGCGGGTCCGTTGCCGTTCAGGTCCAGCACCGCCTGGTCAACGATGCTCATGCCGGCCAAGAGGCCGCAGGACTCGTCGAACTGGTCAGTGACGGCC